GGGTCGTGGTGTCCACGGTTGGGGCTGTACCACCTGGAGCACTGCCGGTCAGCGCAACGTCCTTAGAAGCCGTCTGAAGGGCTTTCTGGGCCTGTCCTAGGGTCAGGGTGTTGTAGGGGTCCTGAGCCGTAGCACCAAGTCCTGAAGCACGAACCATCTCACCAAGGTCCATAGCCTGCTGGTTACTGAATCCTTGAAGTCCAGCACTCTGAGCGTTGTAGCCAAGGTTGGCACCGAGAGCCTCACGCTCACGCTTAATGGCTTCTTCGCCGTTTGTCGGATCGAGGAAATAAGCCGCCAGTTGTCCCTTGGTGATTCCGTGTTGTTGCATGAAAGCGTCTTGAACCTGCTGGGGCAAACCGTTTACCGCTTGGTAGCCAGAGGCTACTCGACGTGAGAACTCAGCCGCCGATACGTTGCCAGCCACTAGGTCCTGCATAACCGTGCGCCCAGTCTTGGGGTCTGCCTTGGTAAGCATTGACGCTGGGAGTCCAGCCGCTTGTGCGGTCTGCTGGTAGGAGTTCACTAAGCTCATGTATCCAGCCTCAGTCAGAGGTTTATTGCCTGTAGCCGCAGCACTCTTTTGTTGCTCAATAAGTCCAGCAAACTGTTGCTTGTATTGAGGGGTGTCTCGAACCAAAGTCATTAGTTCTTTGGGGTTGGTAATGCCGTTCTTGAACACCCAGTCGTAAACCTGTGGGGCAACCGAAGTCAGATCGTAGTTGGCTAGGGTTTGGTTGAGGGATTCGTAAGCACCAATCTTGGCTGATGACGAAGCCTGAGCACCGACCATAGCCTGAACCTGCTGACCTGAAATGGTCAGGGCTTCGTTGAGTACCTGCTGGCGTTCTAGGTTGCTTGCGCTAAGGCCAGGTCCGTAATTAACATCAGCAGGCAACTTGGTTAGTTCACCGCCGTACTGTGTTCCGGCGTCGTTCAGAGCACGAATCGCACCTGCCGCAACGCTGTCTGCGCCCTTGGTGCCTTGGAAATACTCACTAATGTTCAGCCCAGGTATTTTGCCAAACACCGCTTCAGCAAGAGCCACACCACCCTGCTTGTTGATTTCAGACATCAACGCAAAGAAGCCAGCCTTATCAACCTTGCCGGTGTTGCTGTTGGTGTAGCCACTAGCGAGGATTGGCTTGCCACCAAGTTTATTGGCTAGTGCTCTTGCCGCTGTTTGATTAGCACCGCTTCTAACTAGGGTTTCGTAAATCGTATTAGCGTCTGGGTAAAGAATCGGGCTCAGGGAACCTGCGCCACCAGTAAAACTAATACCGCCTAGTCCGGCTGGCGACCAAGTGGTTGTGGTGGTTGGCGTTTGTTTAGCGGTCTTGCGTGACATTACATACCTGCCTGTGGTGATGGGCTAGGCATAGCCTGAGCTGGTGCCTGCATTGGTGCTTGTGGTGCCATCATCGCTGGGTTCACTTCTCCTGCGCCCATCTCCTGATGTAGGCCCTGAGCGAGTGCCTGCATTTGTTCTTGAGCCGCTGGGGTGTTCTGGTAGCCAAAGCCAGGGTTAGAGCGAATGTGGCCCTTCCACTCGTCGAGGCTCATGGGAACTGGGCGTCCAGTCTTGGGATCGTGTCCACCACTCAAAGCCGCACTAGCCTTGGGGTCGGTCATAAAGTCAGGCTCGGCTTGCTCACCGAGCATTTGCTTAGCGACCTGACGGTATGGGTCGAGCAGGTAGGCAGTCTTGATACCAGCCGCAATCTGTGGAGCAAGCGAGGGGTAGAGTCCTTGGGCTGTGGTCTTGAGGTATTCCTCAAACGCCTGAGCCTTGGCTGGGGTCATGTCCTCGCCAATCTGTTTCAAGGTGCCATCGCTCATAGGCACGGCGTAGTCGTGCGCTAATTGCTTCATGTCTGCTACCGACATCTGCTTATCAGCCGGTGCCTGAGTTTCTTCTGCTAATGGTTTATCTGTCATGGTGTCCCTTCAAATGGTACAGGTAAGTTTCTAAACACCGAGGTAATCTCGGCACTCATGTAGGAGTATTGCGGTACAGAGATAAGTTTGTCTATACCCTGAATCCAGTATCTCTTAAGGTTTGTGCGCTCGTTTTCAGAACTATTGTTGTAAACCTTGACCCAGTTTTCACGCTCAGCTACTAGCCAGCGGAACATGTTTATCTTGGTTGGGTCAATGCCCTTGAAGTTTGATGGGTTCTTTAGGAAAACTTTTAGCTCGTCATAAGCGTTTTCGGCTACCTTCTTCGAGTGACCACCGTAGTGTTCCTGAGCCCAGATGAAATTGTCACTTGTGCCATACGCTTGAATGGCTTTATTCCATTCGTACAATCCACGCTTGCTCATTCCCATTCCGGCGTCGCCTGGGTATAACTCGGCAAACTTAGGTGCCATTATGTTGTACGCCATGTAGTTTCCGTTGGCAACTGCTTGAGCCGTAAGGTATTGCTGTGGCGTTTCCTTCTGACGCAAGTTCAGGGTTCCAAACAAGTGAGCCGCTGACGGATCGTAACTGGCGTTCTTGCCAGTCAAGTCGGCTAGGAACGCACTGAGGTAGGGGAAATTGTTTACTATGTTCGTGTGGTTCTTGACGAACTTAACCGTGCCGAGGTTTTCTGCGTAAGTTGCAAATGGACTGGTGGTGTGTGGAACCGTGTCTGGTAGTTCTTGAGGCCAACGGCGTAGGAGTTCTGCCATCTGCAAGGTGTAGTTGGGGAACTTGAAGTTGCCTTGTGCGTCCTTCTCTTGGGCAATAGCGGTCAGTTGAGCCTGAACCTTGCTGTTGCCAGCAATAACCATCGCAATCGGAGTTCCAGCAGAGGCAAGGGTCTTAGCGGTGAACAACGCCAATGTTGCGTAGTTAGCTTTAACTTGTAATTCGCCCATCTTTCTTGAGTCGTTTAGCGTTATCCCCAATTTGATAGTGGCGTTCTGTTCAATCAACTGCTTAGCGGCACCGCTGTTAAGGTTCTTTTCAGTTATCTTGCCCTGAGCGATTAGTGATTGAGCAGAGTCGTGGAGTGCCTTTGCCCATAGGTCATCAACCATGTTGCCAATAACATGGTTCTCAGCAGAGGTGTACGAGCTGGCACTTTCCTGATTGAAGAAGCCACTAATCTCACCGCCAACGTTCCAAGCAATAGAGTTGGGCGTCAAGTCCTTCATAATTGAAGAGTTCATAGACGCTGGGCCTAGGAGCATGGAAATCATCTGCCCTACCAATGGAAGCCGTCTGCCGGTTGTTTCGTAAACCACCTTGGCTGGTACGGATACTGTTGGTCCAAAAGGAACTCGTAGCAAGTTGTCCACAAAACCGCTAAAGCCAGGTTGTGATCCGGTGATGATGACGCTATCAGGAGAGGCGGCAATACCTTCAAGCGACATTCCCTTACCAGCGTCACCCATTGTAAGGTTGTGCAAAAGAACCAACGGACCACCCATGATTCCAAGCAAGACGCCAATAGGCACTTGAGAGCCTGGAATCTTAAAGGACTTAATGCCAGACTGCTGACCCGCTGCGGCTACATAGTTAGTGACCGCCGAGGAAATCCTCATGTATTTGTAGAAGGTTGCAAAGTTGTCGCCACCGGCTCGCAAAGCACGACGCCACGCTTGGTTCTTAGCGAAGTAGTACGGTGCTACAACACGCATGTTCTCTTCCCACATGGTCTTGTCCATAGGGTTGTGAACGTACTTAGCAAGGTTAATCAGTGCTTCTGACTGAGCGTGAGCCATGACCTGTGCCATGTCGAACGTGCCTGCTTCGAGAAGCGGTTGCATTTTCTTGTATTGTTGCCACGCTTCCCATACAAACAATGGGTCACGGCTGGCGGTATTAACAATCGGACCAAGGTATTTGGTGTGCATGAACTCCGAGGCACGGCGAGCAATGTTCATTACACCAGCGGCTCTGGGGTCAATGTATTCGTGAGCTGGGAAATGGCTAGGAACTACCAGACCCTTTTGCACTCTGTCGTTGTACCAGCGAGCGATGTCAGCCTGGGCTTCAATGTTTCCACTAGAAATCTGGTGGACAATCTCAGGAAACAAAGTTCCCTTACGAGTGGTCAGTCCGTTGATGTGATCTACAGCAATTCTTGCCCAAGCGTCATGTGGTTCTAGTAGTGGATACTTAGCCGAGCGCATTTTGTCACGCAAAAAACGAACACGGGTGGCTTCTGGCAGGTCGGAGATGAACTGCCTCATGTGGTCGTAGGCGTCAGCGTCTAACTGCTTGAGCATGCCAGTCTCTTTAATGCGGTTGGCACCTTCTTCTCTGAGCAACTTCTCGTAAGCAAGTTGAGTCTGGGCCTTCAATGCTTCAGGGGTTTTCTCCCAGCCCAAAGCGTCTAATTGTTCGTAGCCTTGCTTATTGGCTATCTTCATGTATTTCTCAGGATTGGTCAAAAACACCGAGTAGCCGTTAGCCTCAATCTCTTTGAGGTAGAAGTCAGACACTTCCTTGTAGATTTCATCTCGGTGAGCACGTGAAATGTTTTCCCACAAAGCCGCACCGGCAAACCAGTTGCCGGCTTCGTACTTAATGAACTTGTCCGAGAGAATGCGGTTGGTCGCCTTGAGTTCCCCGTTCTTGTCAAGGCCCATCACCTTGTTGGCAACGCCAGCCTTGAAGCCGTCCTCTGGCATGAAGTCACCCTGAGCGTGAACTCCACCACCAAGGTGTCCGTCAGTCTCTAAATAGAGGTTGGTAGCGAACTCAAGAAAGTTATCAAACTCCTTGCCCTTGAGGGTTGCCGATAAGCCCTTCTCAAAGCCGAGGATAATGTTAGAGATAGCAAAGCGTAGTGACTTCATCTCCATCTCGCCCATCGCAACTTTGCCTAGGTAGAACTCATGCTTAGCAATAGCCTGAGCAAGCTTGGCTTGGGTGAAGTTGTGCCCACCAATACGCAGGGCGTTGAGCATTACTTCGGAAATAGAGACACGCTCAGCCCACGCTGGGGAGTTCAGCGTCAATGGTTTGAACCAGTTATTGAGGAACCCCTGGGCTAAATCAACTAGCACGTCACCGTTGTGGCGATAGCCATAGGACTGCAACGATTGGAACCGTAGGCGTTCAGGGAGTTTGTCAAAGATTTTCCCAATGATGGGGCGACCCGAAACAACTTCACGCTCTGCCTTAAGTTCGTGCTTGTCCAAGAAAGCCTGAACGTACTTGTCTCTAGCTTCTTTGTCAGAAGTTTCTAGCGTTGATCTGATGTAATTGGCTTGGCGGCCTAGGGCGTTATTAGCGGTGTGCGACTCGGTGATGTTTGCCTTTAGTTCGGCACTAAGGTTCTCCACCATCTGCTTCTCGCCACGCATGTGCATGAGCAAAGTATTAACGTTTTGGGTACCAAAGATTCTGTCGAGAGTGCCAGGCGAGTCCAGCCCTCGCACTACCAATTCTTGATAACGACGGCTGTAATTGGTGTAAAGGTTTCGGGCGTTCTCAATTTCTTGGTCAAGGAACTTGACTACCGAAGCGTACCGTTCAGCAGGGGTCATCTCCTTGATGTTGTCTGCGTTGAGGAAATCCTTAATCCTGCCTAGCACTTCTTCAGCCTTAGCCTTGTAGCCATCAGCCATAAATGTGCCGGAGTATTCTGTAGTGCCTACGAAATCTTCTGCCATCTTTTCGGCATTAAAGTCGCCAAGGAAATCCTCGACCTTGACGTTGGCTACTTCAGCCAGTTGTCGAATAGCCTCAAAGGTTTTGGCGGTTGAGCGTAGGAATACGTCAGCACCACTCTTGTTTAGTTCCTGAGCCACCTCTGCCATGAAGCGACCAAGCAAACGCATTTGTCGCAAGTTAGGTAGGACTCGCTCACCGAGTTGGGTAGTACCAGCCGCAGCAACACGGGTCATGCCAGTCTCAGGGTCAATGACACGATCTGCCATTTCGTCTTCGCTAGCAATAAAGGCTTGGTCCATACGAGTACCACCGCCGTCTACGCCATACAGTTCAGACATCTTCTCATCAACATGCTTGAACATAGCGTCCATGAAGTTGGTGAAGTCACCGTGAGCACCTGAAGCCAAGAAGCGACGGTACATTGCAATCTTCATTGAGTTGGTGTAAATGTTATCCCACAGAATAGGGTCATTACCGTGGCGGATTAGTTGGTCGCCAACCATCTTTACAAAGTCCTTGGACATGTAGCTGGCTCGCAAGAAGTCGGTGATTGGCTTGATACTGTTGGGGTCGCCTACAAGCAACTTGCGGTCAGTAATAAGACCACGGGCAATCATCATTGGCTTTTGACCGAACTGCTTAGCGAGTCGGCGGCCTAGGGTGATTTTGGCTTTCTTAGCCAGGTCGCCTTCAACGAAAGAAATGTCTCGACCCACGATGTCGAGGTTCATGTCCTTACCAATAAGTTTGGCAATTTCTAGTGAGCTTGCTTGTGCCTTGAGCAGAGCGTCGCCTACGGTGCCGAAGTCCTTAACCCCAGTTCCTACAAGGTTGGCTTTAGCCAATGTGAACCAACTCATTGTCGGTACTTGGAACAAACGCTCACCAAGGTTAATAGCGTTAGAGGCTTCTTCAAACGTGGCTAATACTTCGTCAGCAGTTTTTGCTTCGCTTAGTTTTTCCAAAAAGTCGTTGCCAAGATTCAATGCCTTGAAGCGTGTGGCAATCTCACCGGCTGAGTGTTCAGCAATCCAGTCCACTGCACGGCGAACGCTGGAGTATTCACCATAGGCACGGAATACGTCACCAGGTTGAAAAATACCTGTTCCGTGAAACCACTTGCCCAGTACGCCGGTCATGCCGTACATACCTTTTACTTCAGAGGCCAATCTGCCCAATGCAGCAATAGGGTCATCAACAACCCACTTCAACCCGAAGTCAATCAGGTCACGAACGCTGGTTCCCCAGAAACCGTCAATGCCCAAAGAGTTAGCAATCTCAACACCGAGGTCTTGGGTGGTGCCGTCCTCGTTCAGTACCTTTCCCTGCTCGGCTAGGTTCCAGATGTAAGCATTTACTGGATCGTTCTGTGCTTGCATGTAGCCCAACAAGTAAGTGATGTTGGCTTGGCGTGAACCAAGTGCTTTTGCCGTAGCCCATAATCCTCTCAGTGGTGCGCCGACTGGGTACCCAGCCGCTTTACCAATAGATTGAAATACACCACGGGCTTTTGTTAATGTCGAAGCCTGCACGGCTTCTTGTGCCGCCTGCTCACCATGAATAACATTGGCGGCGTCCGTAAACGCCTGAGCCTCACGACTACTGAAGTCACCAATAGCCTGCGCTGCTCGCTCATTAAAAATCTGCTGGTCAATAACGCCCTTGGCTAAAGCGTCATTCAGCTCGTTTAGGTATGTCTTTGGTACAAGAGAGATTCCCTTGTCGTACGCTTTTTGCTCAAAGTACCGAGGGTCACGGGAAAGCAAAGACTTCTTAGCGGCCTCAAGTGCCATGTGTTCTTCTACCGATACAGGCACACCGCTTCGTATCTTGCCTTCAAGGTTGGCGATAAGTGTCGCTTCTTCCGCAGACTGCTGTGCCGCAGCAGCCGAGGCCGCTTCGTAGGCAGTAGTGCCTTCTGCTACATCTCCAAGACCACCACCGATTAGTGCGCCACCAAGCATGTTTCCTACTTGATTACCTACGGCGTTACCCCAACCGTTGATGTTTGCTTGTGACTTAAGGTTGGTCATGTAAATGTCGGGGAGTTGAGGCAGGGTTTGAGCAGCCTTAAGAACGTTTGTTACGCCTGCACCCATCTGCTGTGGGTCCATTTGACCTGAAGCGAAACGATCCCAATACTGACCCATTCTGCCTAGACCGAAAGCGGCATTGGCTAGTCCTGGTCCTAAACCGCCGACACCAGTACGCCACAAATTACCAATTTGTTCAGCGGTTTTTTTATCCTCAAACAAGCCCATGAAACCTTGCATGGCACCGCCAACAAGATTGCCAAGTGGTTTAGTTACATCGCCAAGCACACCTGCGGTAGCACTTTGTATTTGGCTCATCAAGCCAGGTGAGGTGCTACCAATTACTTTGCCGCTGGCGTCTACCGACTGACCTTTCTTATTTACAAAGTCAGCCATGATTGGTGGGTACAAAGCACCGATGGCGTCACCAGAACCCTTGAGCATGCTTGCCATCAAGGTGCTGTGAGCTAACTGGTATGGGTCAGTTGAGTTCTTAAAAGTCTGAGTAAGTGAGTACGCTAAGCCAGGGTTAGAAGCAAGATTTGGATTGTTCTTGATAAGCGTGTCAATGTACGCATTAGCGTTGTTTCCAAATTGAGCATTGGGGTTGCTGAGGACTTCCCCAGCACCACGGCCTGCACCGCCAAGTAGCCCTAGCATGTCCGTCATTACAGACCTATGTTCTTGGCTGCGCTCGCTAGGTCAATCAGGCTGGCAGGGGCATTTGGCTGACGAGCCATCATCGCTAACGATTCACCAATTTGCGGAGCGAAAGTGTGCAGGACTTCTGGCCCTGGTCCATCTCCAAAAGGTAATCCAGCAGTAATAGGTTCTTCGGGTGCGTCAGTAGGGTGAGCGAACTTCAACTCACCTGGGTACATCTGAGTAGGCGACATCTGACCAGTAATGGTTGCTGGCTGTGGCTGGGCTGGCTGAGGGATTGGACCCTGACCTGGTGCGACTGGTGCGCTGGCACCTGGTACTGGTTGCGACGCCATTGGGATTGCTCGCTGGGCGGCTTGCTGTTGAGCCGCTACGCCATAGCCTTGACCTGTGACAGTCTGGACTGGCAGGCTTGCGTTGAGATCGGTACGGTTTCCGTAAGCCTGACCTGGTGTGCCTTGACGAGCACCGCCTCTACCTGAACGTGGCATTTACTAAGCTCCTTGTGGGGCTTGGAGTCCCTGCTCCGCTGTGGTCTGACGAGCAGGACGGCGTAGAGCACCAAGCATACTGCTCAAGTCTTGCACACCAGCAGACGGTGGTGGTACAGGTGCGCCTGCGGCTTGGGCTGCGGCACCGGCTAGACCAGGTTGCATTTCTGGCGTAGCCTCTTGTGGTCCACCCTGCTGTTGCATTTGCGACATCTGGTTGGCTTGGTCGGCCTGCTTCTTCTGCATTTCTTCGTGAATCTTTTTCACCGCTGCTTCGAGGGTGACGTGACGCTCAGCCTTAGCCAGAGCAATCTCGGCAATAATCGAAGGGTCAAGGGTTCCCTGCGTAGCCTGCTGTTCAAGACCAGCAAGCATGGCTCGACGTAGTGATTCGACTTCTACTTGGTCACGCTCACGGATTGGGTCCTCGATGGCTGGGTCCATTTCACGGGCAGTCTGGGTAGACATAATGCCGGTACCCACACGCTGACCAATAGCGATGACCATACCGTTCACGTCCGATCCTGGCATGGAATACTTGACGTAGTTCATGTCAGTCTCGAAGGCTTCGTTAGGTGTGTAGTCGGGGTGGGCTACCTTGCCGTCAGTACCCATGAAGAACATGCTGGGCTTGTTGCCGTAGTACGCCTTCATAATCTTGATGGCTCGGCGGTTCTCTGCCTCTAGCGAGTTAGCAAAGATTTCCTGATACTCCTGAATCGGCATGTCCACGGTGTTGGACATAACCATTTCTCCACGCCGTGCTGTGCGAACGTTAGTTGGTGACTCTCCACCGAACTCTGCAGGAATACCGCCCGTGAGGCGTTGTGCCCTTTCCATTCGGTCGAGTGCTTCGCCGGTGGTCGAGCCAGGTTGCAGGTGTGTAACCTGCATTTGTCCCTTGTCCACAATTCCACGGATACCTTCTTTACCGTTGGCCTCTTGGATAATGCGAGGACTTGATGGGCTGTTGCTTGTCGAGACAACCCATTCATCGGGGAATACGTTACGGAATCGGGCAATTAGGTCAAGGGCGTCAAGTTTCGCCATGCGCTGGTAGGTGCCAAGCATTTGGTCGAACTGACCCTGCAAACGGTCAAGGGTAATACGACCAGCGATAACCACTGGGGAAATCTCAGCACGGTTAGGGATACGCTCCAAGATGATGTGCGAGGCAGTTCCCTTGCCAGTCTCTACGGTGTAGGAATCAGACTTAGGCTTCTCAGCACCAACGGCAATCAAGACAGTCTCGTTGCTGTCCATGTATTCCAACACCTCGAACATGTCGCTGTCGGCTTTGGTGCCACGGTACAGAATGGACATCTGGTGTGGGTAGTTCTGCTTCAACCAGCCGAGGGGGCGGCGGTCAGTAAAGATACAGTCTGCTGGCTCCATTGAGTCTGGGTCGAGCATTGGAGCAGGGTAGGTCGAAAGGGGATTGCGTACACGCCAGTGAGGCATGTTGCGCTTGTCATCGTGATAGATCGAGACAGGCGAGATAGTGACGGCACTCATACCGTAGGCGGTCAAGTGACGAGCACGGCGACGGAGCTTGGTCGGCATTTTGTTCATGTCCCACCAACCAAGGTTGGCAAGGCGACGGTCACGGGCCTTGTTCTCCGATACTTGAATACCTGGGCGAACTGGCAAGTAACTTACGTCAGGCATAACTGACGCCACACGCATAGCAAACTGGTCAATACCCTGAGCAATCAGGTTAGGAATCGCAGGCTTTTCCATCTCATCAAGTTCCGGCAGGGGAACAATGATGTCGCCGTTATAGTGACGGCGGATTTCTTCCATTCGACCAAACAGACCGCCACGCTCTCGGCGTCGCTCCTGATACATGGTGACGACTTGGGCTGCGGCTTTTTCGTTGTCTGCGGATAGGGCCACTTATAACCTCAATGTAGTGTTGGCTTTCTTAACCCATGTGGGTCGCCACGCTGTTGCTTGCGTAGTTTTAGGCATGTAAAGGTTCGGAATGTTCCACTCCAGAAACCACTGCGCCATTACGCAGTCATCGGTACGGGTACCATGTGGGTACTTCGTTACCTCGTCAATCAGCTTCATGGAGCGAATACGGCCTTCGCCCTTACCTGGTAATCTTACACGACCAAAGCGGTAGTGCGGCTGTAACACGGAAACGCCAAGCGTTTCGTCCTGCTTGTTAATAGCATTTGTGTTGTGGGGAATGATTTCAACCGAGCGCAACATCTTCCATTGTTTGACGTAATCGTACTGAAGCATGAACCGCTGAGCGGCGTTATTTTCAATAATCCAATACTGAATTGGGAATCCGAGCGACTCTGACAGGTTCTGCCAATCTTCCATAACTCCGGTGTATCTACCGTCATTTAGGTTGTAGTCAAGGAATCGTGAGGCTTCCATGCGCTGACGCAAGTGGTCAAGCAGGAACCGTTGCTGGGACTCAGGGTGATACAGCCAGCACTGAATAGACCAGAACTGGGTAGGCGAAGGGTCAGCCGTGGCGACCACTAGGCAATCCCTAGCACTTATGCCCTTGGGGATTTCCCATAGGTCACGATCTCTATCTACGCACCCTGGGTGTTCACCATGACCCCAGACCCACTCGGTCTTGACCAATACTTCGTCAGGGTCGGTATCTTCTTGCTGGTACACCACTCGGTACCGCTGACCACGGTTGGCAATCAGGGCTGAGATTTCACGCCAGCCAAGGCGTCGAGGGTCAAGCAGGCAACCCTCTGGGTAGGCTGGGGCAGTTCGCTTGTGGTTCTCTGGTTTGCACCGATCCTCGTAGTGGGCACGGTAAAGCAGGTGGCGGTACTTCTTGTCCTTGCGGAGTGCCTCGACCTCTTCCTCGCTCATGCCGTCATCAAGCATGGCTTCTTCGTCCTCAAAAGGCATTTCCATGTCGAGGGCAAAGCGGTATAGGTCGTCGGCGGCGAGTCGCTGTCCAATGAGGGCAAGCATGCCGTTTGGCTCAAGGCGTGACTCGGCTATGTCCTGCCAGTCGTTTTCGAGGTTCTCTTTGAGGTCGGCACTACGGGTGTTCTTTTCCGTTACAACGTCGTCCCAGAAGCAACCATCGAAGCGACCACCGAGGTAGCCAGAGTCATAGCCATAGGCAGAGAGGGTAGGTTCCTTTTCCGAGGTGCCGCCCTGCTCTTCGGGCTGTTCGACAATGAATTGCTCTCTAGTCCAGAGGTCACGCTCAACTGGCTTAAAACGTCCATAGTCCAGTGCCATCGTGGACTCAGCGGCGGTGGCGAGTCCGTGGGCAATCAGTTCATCATCTGGTGGCTCAACCACCACACGCTCTAGCGATTTACGGATACGGCCTGCCATGTTGTTAGCGACCTTCTGGGTGTGCGAACCAAGCAGTAATCGCACCCCACGGTCACGGCAGATAATCCAGCAAATGAGGTCGTGGATAAGGGTAGTCTTACCGGAACCAGGTGGCATGTTCATAACCACGTATTCCTTTTCCGGCGTCTCTAGCAATTCCACTAGGGTGACACCGGCCTCTTCCTGCCACGGGGTCGAGATACGACCAAAGTAACGCTGGCGGAAATAGCCGAAGTCCTCTAGGGCACGTTGGGCTTCAGGGCTGAGTTTCTCGTAGGGGCGTGGGCCTTCGAGTTTCGCCTCTACTTTTAGTTCACGATAGTTACGAGCTGATGAGTCAATGTCATCAGACTCCTTGAGGGTCTTAACTGCCTTCTCAAGTCGGTGTCCGGTGGACTCGGACATCTTGGCTTTACGAGCAGAGTCAGCAATAGAGAAGCCTGCCGAGCGAGCCTCAAAATACTTCTTACGTTGTATTGCGCTAATTGCCACTGTTGATTACCGAATGTAAAAGCCCAAGCGTTCTGTACCGTGGTAAGTCGCCTGGGGTAATAGAAAATACCGAGGAACCCCCGTCCTTGTAGTCCTTGACTGCGACTACAAGAACGAAGTCCTCAATGACTGGCATTTGCCACGAATCGTCTTGTCCAAGATCAAGCGTGGTAAGAAAACCAGCTAGGTTAAGGTCAAGCCACTTGCGTAGCGATAAACCAATGTCAAATGGTTTAGGCGGTTGGTCCATTTGTCGTTGCTACTGGGGTCACGGCGTTCTCGGCAACCTTAGCGGTTGTGGCGATGGTCGCCAAAGCGGCCTGCAACTGACGGTGGGTAAGAAGGTGGTACGCCTCAATGGCTCCGGCAACGACGACTGGCAGTGAGGTAGCAATAGCCTGAACTACTGCTGGTTCCTTAAAGCCTGGGTGGATTAGTGCAACGACACTGAAAGCCGCCGCAAACAGGGCAGTAAGGTGGGCTGACACTACGTTGGTCTTGATTTTCATTTTTGTCTCCTTGACGGTATAGGGTTAATGCTATCACAGCGTATGTAGCGAGGTCTATAAGACTGTCCTCTACGCCTTCATTCGCCAACTTGCTACCTTGTGCTACGGCCTGCAAACGGCGAATCTTGTCGTTGGCACGGACAAGTGTGCCAACCCAATCTGGTATGCCCCAGTCCTCTGAGGCTTGGACATTAGCGAACGGCTTGTCGGGTCGCCCGTAGTCTCTTGACTTCTTAAGGTGCATTTCCTTAATGTCATTGAGCGCAATAATAAAAGCGGCGGAGTCGTTCATTCCCATTCCTCAGTGTCGAAGCAATACTCATGGGCGTCCATAATCTTTTCCCAAGGAACGATGGTAAAGGTCTTGTCCTTGACGGATCGTACCGAGACACCTTCCTCATCTGCTTGTATTACAAAGTCGCTACTACTAAATAATTCAATCATTTCTTTTTACGAGACTTTCCTGCGACGTTGAGGGCGATGGCGATGGCTTG